GTGCCTAATGTCGGACTTCGATGTAACGCCCATGCTTAGGTTCTGTTCTATTACATTCATTTTATATTCTATCTCATTTTCAAATAGAAATACCATTAAATCTTGAAGAAGCTTTTCCCCCTCCTCTTGACTTAACTTCTCAAAGAAGTCATCCAGACTTTGTTGTTGGAGAGTAGCATAAAATGATTGTGGGATATCATACAAAACCCTTGTGTCACCTTTAAATCTTAAATCAGTTACAATAGAGTTTTCTTGTCCATAAGTTAAGAAAAGTAGATTTTCATGCTTCTCTTCTTCCCTAGTTATTTCTGGGAACGACTGGACTTTGTTTAGCAACCCATACCCAAAGGACGACTGTAACCACGTATCCCGTCCAATTAAAAGGAGGGTAGGTTTGTCTTTTTTAAATGTGGCAAGTAGCGCCGTCCCTGTATCGGTCGTGTCCGACTTGAGGAAACTTAAAATTCCTGTTTCGAACACGTCAGTAAATTTTTCAGGGGTTAAGGAGTTCAAATCCACTTGTTGTACCACAAACGGACTGGCTTCCCCGATAACTAATTTATTAATACCGTTGACTACATTTTCAAGAGTTTGAGTGATATGGGGGGTGTCAGAATTTCCTGTTCCTAAAAACGCCTCTACTGTGTGGTCGTACGTAGCGTTTAGGTTTTCGGGACTGGTAGTCGCTTCAAGCACATTGGCAGCACCTTCGTAGCCAAACCAACTCGAAATGGTAGCGGCAGCTTGTTGAAATATGTCGCCGTCTTGTTCGTCTAGGGCAATCGCACTTATCTCTTCCTGAATTTGTGTAAGTTTTAGTTGAAGGGCTGCTACCGTCTGTTGTGTAGGAACTAATCTAATAAAAGCTTGCAAGCTCTCTAACCCTAACTTAAAATTCATTATATTTGTAGAGTACACATTAATAGGAGTTGGGGGGATACCCGTGGCACCATCTTGTTGGAAGTGAGGCGGAGTGATAGATAAATAAGGGTTAGGCTCTATCGTTGCGGCTGTGAGAAGAGGAGATACGTATAGAAAATAGTGATAATTCGCAACCGTTGCAAAAGCTGGGAAGGATGCCGTCATCTTCAGCCTAGGAATAAATACCGTAGGCATTAACCCTGCTTCCAAGGTATTATCATAAATACCCTCCATACTAACAATAGTAGGAAGAAGTTGAGTAATGTTGTTTACTAAGGTTTCAAATTCCTTGTAACCCATTTCAAAAGAAGCAGCGTCTAACTCCTTTAAGCCCATGCCGGACCTCCCAAAGGAGTCAGGGTGTTCTTGGCGGTGTTTTCTGTCGCGTTGAGACTTGAGACTGCTGTCATAGTAGCCAGGTTTAGAATTTTTAGCGGGAGCTAAGAACCCGCCGACCATATTGCTCCCTATCCTGTCCTGCATATCCGCCATCATCACAGCGTCTTGGTTGTAATTTACTCGTCGGCTGTAGAATGGCTGCTTGATTAAGTTTAGGCTTGCGAGCGCGTTAGGGTCGGTTAAGATGGGTGGGAGTGTAGAATTCGCAGGCATCCATTGAGGTACATAAAACGTTAAATTGCCAAAGACAGGGTCAGCAGAGTCTCCTACATTAATCTTTATTTTATCTGCTACCCTATTCCAGGCTTCCCCCATCCCCGACTTTACATCAATAGCCACCGGGGTTCCATGAGCATCTACAGCTACTGGTACAGCCTTTTCTCTAGCAGAGGAGTTTCTTAGATTAATGCCTAAAAAATCAAGAACTTCCTTATAGGCACCTAACAGTATAGTATGGGCTGGGCTTAACTCCTCTTCCTGAGTGGCAAAGTCAGTTCCTTTTGCGAGGGAAGTGGGAAGTTTCTTTTTTGTATCACCTGTTATACCACTCGCGACCATTTCAATAGTGGTAGTGTGATTGAAATTCTTAGGTTCCCCTTCCTCCTTCTCATTTACATACTTCTGGTACTCTTTCCATCGTGCGATAGCGAGCTGGTTAGTAAGGGCGTCTATTTTTCCCATATTCCCACTCTCTCCATCATAAAAGGTGTACACTCCTTTAAATACACTAGAATACTTAGTAATTAGATTACCCAGGATTACGGAGGCAGGTAATAGTTGCTTATTATTATCTAAGCAGGATTCTTTTGTCATTTTTGGCCGAATATTAAAAGTGTTGTTATCCGCCATACTAGCAAACCAATCAACAAGATGAAGTTCTATAACTTTATCTTGATTAGCGTTCATGGTGTATTCACACGCATACAAAACACATTTATGTATTCGGGAGAGACCTTCCTCCTCGGAAGTTCCGTAGCCCCAACGCAAGTATAGAAAGGGTAATTGCATGCCTCTCGCTAACAGCTGGGAGAAGGGGGTCTCCGTCGTAGACCCAGGCTCCACCGAGTCTAACTCCTTCTGATACTTAGCTGCCTCGGCATATATATCAAGTGTGTGAGTATTAGGAAAAACCGCGTTGTAAATACCAAACAAAAACACTTCTAATTCGTCGGTTGGGTTTATAAGGCGAAGACGGTAAGTACCTTTACTGGTTCCTCCTTGTTTTAACTCAACTTCAAACCGCTCTACTAAACCCCTTAAGTTGGCAGGGTCGGACATACCGTAGATTCCATTTTGAAGGCTTAAGGTTCCTGTGTCTAGATTCCCAGTAGTTCCTGCGGGGGCTTCTGCTTGTGTTACTAAATCCCCATAGCCTGAAGATATATACACGGAGGCAACGTTATTAGCGTTGTATGCTCGTGTACTTGTTTCAGTAGGAATTGTTCCAATCATTTATTACAGTTGAGGGATAATTATCTGTGTCCCAGCCTTAAGGTCTTCTTCGTAATCATAGACCGAATTAGCTTCGACGATTAACCACCACATATGCTCATTGCCGTATGCGGCGACAGAAAGTAAATCCGGTCTACCTTCCATATCGTTTGGTACGACCGCAACTTTATAATTAGTAGCCGTACTTTGTTGTTGTAGAAAAGCAAGATAGCTAGGAGAACTTCCTATATCTGTTATAGTCTTTCCGCGATGAGAAATAACTCGTCCTGGAAAAATACTTGCGCGGTCGTTGGAGAATGCCATAATTAAAATTCAAATCCTTGGGAAGGGGGACCCATTTGACGCTTCAGGCGATTGGACTCAGCAAGGGCAGCGTCCCAGCTGTCTTGCTTTCCTACCCAGGTCGGTATTGGGTTCACTAACGTACCATTGGCGAGAATACTCTCCCACCCAGGAAGAGAGCCAGTTACAGATGGGTCTCCCCATTGATTACCGTGAACGTTTCTCATCTCCTCTAAAGTTAAAGATACTTTTAATCTTTGGGAGAAGAGCGATTTGGTATCATAACCTGCGTCTTCGACGGGCTGTAGACGGTAATCCTTAACAATACAAGGAACGAAATCGTACATAGCGCCATACTTAAGTTGTACGATAGGAGGACCTTTAACGCCCACTTCCCCACTTCCTATTACCGAAGCTCGAATGTGGTTTACCACGTACTGGAATAGAGATGCTAATTTAGCATAGCCTGACTGAGTTCCCATTGTGTATACCAGCGCGTCATTCCACTGGGACTGTACGTTATTAGGTAAGGGACCAAACGGACCGTCCGTACCGTCAGTGTGACGTTGTGAGGCAGCATTCAATAAACCTGCAGCAACCCCCTTCTGCCCGTCTGCGATAGTGTTTAGCGCGTCAATATTAAGGGTCTGGTCCGGGTATTGGTTAGTGTAGGGGTTTGCGGGGTTTGTAGGGACATTTGGAGTTCCATTGACAGCTTGTACTGCGCGGGCAAGCTGGGCTGCGTTGCCGCCCGTTACGTCCCCACTATTCGTATCTCGAGCTATCACCTCCCTTACATATGCCTCAATAGCTTGCAGTTGGTCCGTATCTAATCTTTGGTCATCGCTAAACATCTTTAAAATATGTTGGGTGGGTATCATGGACGCCATATGAATTAGTGTGTAATGGATGTCTATGCGAAATTGTCTTGCGTCCGCACCTGTGAAGAGCCTAACTGGCTCATTTCTTAAAAAGATATCGGTGGACGCGTAGTTAGATTTCCGACTCTCGACTATTTGAGGGTTTTCGTAGAAGGGCAACCAACGCTTCATAGGAGCATTTCCAGAGTCATGGGTTCCCGCATAATTAAACAGAAGCCCAGCGCGTTTTTCTATCGCCTGGTTTATCTGGAACTTAGTATTATAACCCAGTTCCTTTGAGAAGTTCCATGTTGAGTCTGCTGCCATAATTAAAAGTTACCTATGTTAGAGTGTAGCGCTGGGACCGTAGAAGTGGCTGAATTGAAAGACATGTCTTTACGTATTTCATTTCCTTCTTCGCGTTGTCGGTTTGCTCGTTGAAGAGCCAGCATGTTTTGAACGAGAACATCGTTTATAGAGGTAAGGATTGATATCTGTGGATTAGCTAGACTTCTTGCGCGGCGCTCCTGGTCTTGTTGGATACGCTTTATTTCCGCGGTATTGTCGGCGTTCTCAGTGTTGATATTGAGAATCTCCTCCATGCGTTCTCTAGCCTTTGTCTGCTCTTTACCCATTCCCGATTCGGAGTCCAGCTGGTCGCCTATGTAATTTCCCAGTTGGTTACCTATAGATGCGGCGATACCTGCCCCAATAGGACCTCCTAATAATGCAAATCCAACGGCGCCCGCTAGAACTCCTCCTACCGCGCCCATCTTGTCACCTGTAGTAGCGTCATCCTTTGTGGCTACGTCGAATATGTCTTTACCTGTTGTTATTGCGCCCGCCGCCATGAGCCCGTAAGCTCCGGCTCCTCTTTTGGCTTTCATAGCGCCAAGCATGCCGAGCTGCTCGCCTTTAGCGCCAAGAGCGCCTTTAAACGCCATCATCTGTGTAGCCGCAGCAATAGTACCCAATAACGTTAAGGCTGCAGGCATCCACGGACCAAGGGGGGCTATGACTGACGCCATGCCTTGTGCTATATCAATACCTTTTGATTGAAGTCCCCACATCTGTACTCGAATCTGCCGAGTGGCATCCATTTCCGCCAGTTGCTCGGCTGCACTCTTTATACTGCCTTGCGCAAGTTTTTTTATATTCATGCCCATATCTCGGGCTATTATAACATTCTCTCGAGTTATGCCAAACGCATCTTCGAGCCTTTGGAAGACTACTCCTCCCCCAAACCCTTGGGCGCCTGCACTCATCTGGGCAATTCTACTGGATAACTGCTCTATCTTCGATACCAACTCGGCTTCGGTTTCCCGTCCTGTGAACCCTACTCCTAACCTAGCTGCCTTCATAAAGCCGTCTTCGCCTGCTAGAAAGCTAGTTACAAACTGTGATGCGGCACCTGCTAACTCAGAATTGTTTTGGGTCATCCTAGCTACTACATTCTGTACCTTAAGACTCATTTCTGGACCGAGTTCGACGGCGGTTTTCGTCAAAGCAACCTTCATGGATTCGATAGCACCTACTAACTCACTTATTGAGGTCCCGTTTGCTATCGCGGCTTGCACGACACTCTTACTTAGGTCACTAGAACGCTCCGCACTTATCCCCAACGCTTCGTTGTTAAACCTAGTTATACTTATTGCGGATTTTAGGTTTATCCCCAGTGCCTTCATTCCAAGAAAAGCCTCTTTATTGCTTTTAGAGAAATCACCTAAACCAGCATCAATCAACTCCCCCTGAGTAGCAAGACTTTCTTGCATAGTGTTGAATCCCGTATTAAGGGAACCCACCATCTCTCTTGAGGTTTGGGTGGAAGCTGCCGTAAAAAGGGATAGTTGTTTGGTAACCTGCTGATTGTCCTTAACAGCTTGGGCGAAGAATCCTTTAATGGAAGTGAGTCCCTGAGAAAGTCCTAGGACGGCGGCTGAGTTTTTAGCAAGAGCGCCCACTAATTTGCCAGGCTTAAACTTGTCTTTCTCTTTCTGCTTTGTCTTAGCTCTAGTATTCTGCTCCTCTAACGCCTGAGCGACGCGGAGTAGTACTTCGTTTGGGTTGGATTCTGCCATTGGGTTAGTTCTCTACCTTATGTAGGGCTGTTACCTTTCTTACGTTATATGTCCTGACACAGCAGTTAGGGTCTTGACCGCCTATACCTTGGATGTCATTGTAGGATACAGACCCAACAGGCAAATCACCAAACTGAAGGATAATTTTGTTAGCTGTCGCACCTCCAAGAGTGTTTAAATTAACACCTGTGAAGTAGGTATCCCCGTTCTTAGCTTTCCATCGTCCCGATATCATAATAATAAAGGGAGATGGGTCCGTAGCAGCCTTGGCTTTATACTTAAATCTGAACAAGCACCCTTCAGGTGCTGTTTTAGGTTGTTTTTTGGCTGTGTCCTGGAAAGGAAGCTTCCTAGGGGTGCCCAAAAACTTAGTATTTTTATTTTTTACCATTTTTTATGTCAGAATCGAAGCAGCTTCGACTATATTATATATATTAAATAAATTATGAGCGATGAATTAGTGTTGTCAGAGTTTCTAGAACAAATAGATTTCTGTTTGTCTTTAAAGTTTAAAGAAAAATGGAGATATAGGTTTAGTACACACTTCATAGAAGTGTTTCAAGAAAAAGTTTTAAACGCTGTAAAGACTGAACGACAGCTAAAGTTATCTTCTTTATTATCTACTTATACAAAAAAATATAAATATTCTCCTGAAGAGGTTAAAGAGTTTTTTACTCTAGTGTGTATAGAGGATTACTATCCACTTATCTTTGAGGATAAGAAGTACATAGAACAGAAAAAGATTCTATTTAAACGTTAAACTTCTTTCTAGGTTTCTTATTTTTTAGTGCCTCGTTATACTCAGCTAAGTGAGTTGTGGGATTTTGTTTAGGGCACATACCTTTATATCCGCACCAGTCACAGAACTGGTTGACTTGCGGAAAGAAATCATTCTTTTTTTTCTTCCTAATCTCCCAAATTTTCTGTGTCAGCTTCTTCATGTACATTAATACATGGGGCTCAGAAAACTTAATGTGTACCAGCTTATCCAGATGTGGGTAATAATGCGCTAGAGTTACTGACGCAATAGGTACTGTATACAGTCTAGAGATTGCATACGCGTATAACAGCATTTGTGGGTCTTTTATCAGGTCTCGTTTTGTAGAGGGTCTCTTACTTGTTTTGTAGTCAATGACTAAGTAATTTCCGTCTTCACTCCTAACCACACGGTCAATAATTCCATTGACAGCGTAACCCTGCTTAAGTTCGACCGCGAATACCTGCTCAGTTGAGATTTGTTCGCATCCGGACAGTGAGTTGTTGAAATTTAGAAAATTTGTTATACATTTTTCTATCTTATTCTCCCGCTCTTTATCGAACGTGTAATTCTCCCTAAGTGACTCAGCTATCTGATGTAACTCCTCTTCGGTAACGGCTTTAACGCCGTCCTCAAAAATCTTATGGATGTACGAGCCGAACTGCAGTGCGTCGGTGTTGGTCGTCTTTTCCTGCAAATAATCAATATATTTGAATTTATACTTCAATTTGCATTCGTCGTAGACTTTAATCTTACTAGGTGATACCTTATTAATAAACATGAATGTTCCTCCAGCTATTATTAAAGACTATTTGTCTGAAAAATTTACAGAAAATACCCACGCGGGACGTGAATTCCGTATTAATTCGATATTTACCGACGATGACAAGCAGAAGCTCTATGTTAACCTGGATACGGGACTGTGGACCGATTTCAAATCCGGGGAAAAAGGAAACTTCTTCCAACTTATCTCACATGTAGAGAATGTTCCTTACGCTGCTGCCCGCTCTTTTATAAATAGGATTGCGTTTGATAAGGGTGTCAATCTCTTTGAGGTATCTACCCTGAATGTGGAAAATAAGGCTATTTCCGTAGAGCGGACAATTGCGGGTGACATGGAGGATTGGGTGGAGGTTGACCCTAAGAAGGATATTACCTCCTCAAATACCATGAAGCGCTTAGCTTCGAGCTTTGCTATCTCACGAAAACTAGCTTCCTTCAAATTTTACGTTGGTAAGAAGGGGCGTTACTTTCAGAGAATTATAATTCCTTACATGGACAAGAAAGGGTGCTTCTACTTTCAGGCTCGCACACTAATAAATCGGGACCCTAAGTACTTGAATCCTAGCAAAGGGTTGTACGGTATTAAGACATCAGAAATCCTGTACCCTTATGATAAGTCTGTAGAGTATGTAATGGTTACAGAGGGTCCCCTTGATGCCATGACGCTCCGAGCAGCAGGATTTAACGCTACTTGTACGCAAGGCTGTAAGATGTCTACAGTCCAAGCTAGAGAGCTTAAAGGTAAAAAGGTAATCCTCGCCTATGACAACGACGAAAGTGGCAGAGAGGGCTTCTATGAGGCTCGTAAAAGGATGCTAGGACAAAGGAGTACAAACATATACTCCTTAAAGCCTCCGAAGGAACATAAAGACTGGAATGATTTTTGGGTTGCCTCTAAACGCAAAGATTTTGAAGCGTATGTATACGCTAATATCTTCAAGGCAGATTGGGAGCTAGATGCTACCGCACTATTAGTTTAAACTTAGGGCTGTAGAAAGTCTCTGTTAAGATTTGATATTTTACAGTGATTTCGTATACTCCACGAGAACCTCCTAAAATATCGCCAGTACCAACATCATTGAATTTCGGAGTAATTTCCGAAGTGTTCCAAAGGTAGCTTATCATATTGTGGGAGTCTATGTGTACTCTAGCCGCAGTGTCCGTAAAGTCTTCTATCATTACGCGGCTGGTTAGCTCCGGACTCTCATTTAACTTAACAATCCTCATCTGAGGGTCTGATAAAAGTGAACCGGTTTCCAGTAAATTACGTAGACTTTCTGAGATAGGCTCATTGTCCACCACCAAAGAGGTTTTTACGCGAAGCTTCTCTGTACTCCCCACTTCTACATAACGCTGGATTAATTTATTTGTTGGGGTTACTAGTAATGGCTCCGTTATGGCTACATTAGAATTAGAATTTAGTTTAAAGGAGTTAACGTAAATCTGTGCACGGGACCCCTTAACATCTACTAACGTCCAAATATCTAAATAATCGCCTGTAGCGGACGCGCTATTTCCCGACACTGATAGCCAATTGTTAGCGTCAGCTCCCATAGGAAAATACTCCGCCTCAGGCTGTAGAATAACACTAAAATTACCAGGGCTCGTATTAAAAATCGCACTCGCGGAATTACCCTCTGCATAAGTGGCTTCTCCTGCCATCGCGCTCATATTTGCATCAAACCCAATTCTCGCGCCCGTATCATCACGCTTATAGTTATGGAAAATATAGTCTGTGGCAGTGGAGCTCACCAAACCATAATTCGCATCCCCGGCTGTTAGATTAACGTAAGGGTTAGCGGAACCAAACTTTGTGTTTGGAAAAACATGTACCGAGCAAACCTGAAAAGGGTTTTGGTAACTACCATCTTTAATCCATATAAAATCTAATTTACATGGGCTGATAGGAGAAGGGCGGTTCGCCCTGTTAATTACTGTAATACCGTTGAAAGTTGTCATGTCTTAGTTATTTAGAGGACCTGGCAGACTCAATTGCTTCTTTCTCACGGGCGTTTTCCTCAATCAACAAATTAAGAAACTCCCCTCTCTCCTCACCCGTCATTAAATACATGTCATGAAGGGTGAAGTTAGCGTGTTTTATTAGGGAGTATACTTCCGATGCTAGGTTATCCCCTCGAACAACTAGCTCACGGAGAAAAAAGACTCATTAAACGGGACGAAGGTCTCCGTAGTCTCTCCACATGAAGCACAGTCAAAGGACACCTTCTTGGTAAAGCCATAATGACTCTCGCCAACACTTTCTCTAAAAAACGCGATATCCCGTACAGTAGTTTTCTCGAAAAACTGACGTAAAATCTTCTTGTCTGCGTGGTCCCCGATAGATAAAGCAAATCTCCATAGATTTTCGGTAAGAGTTACCATGTCTTCTAGGTATTTTTCATCTTTTGCACGTGGCTTAATGAATTTTACCGGTTGTTGGCTATCCGGTAGAGTAATTTCCATTGGTTCTACGAAATCGTCACCTGCATACTCCACTGGAATCTCACTGATAAGCAGATTAAGTTGGTTTTCGGCATTACAATCCGGGCATTCAGCCGAGATTATGTACTTATCACCGTAAGAAATCTCACGTAACTTAAACAAAATAAAATTTTTGTCTTCCAACGTCATTGAATCGTAATCTAGTCCTTGCACACAATCACCAAATAATGATTTTATAATATTATTGGCTTGATTCACCTTTTTGATGCTGCGTAATTTCTTTTCCTCACGGTAAGTGAAGGCTTTAATCGTTACTGTGCCATCATGGTCACGATACGATTTTCCACGAGAAGGTAGCTCAAGAGCAACCCACTCCTCTCCCCCTCCTACATTCTTTAGGAGGTCATTAACAGCATCGTTTATAGTTCCGTCAAATGCGTCTTTAACTACGGGCGCTGATTTCTCTCCCTTCGGGTTATTGAATTTTAAGTCCCCTGCAGGAATCTCCACTCGTTCCCCCGCAGATGTTGAAGGCGCGTCAGGAACACTAACACCTTGTGCAGGGTCAGCCCCCTCTGCTTCAAGATGTTCTTTTGCAAGCTCAATAAGGGATTTTTGTTTTTTGGGTTCAGTCATAATTTTAGAAGTTATAAAAACTTTAATACTATAATAGTATTATGATTACAATTATTGTCAATAATAATTCGTCTATTTTAAAAACGGATAACAAAAAATTGTTAAAAACTTTAGCAAAGAAGTATAGTGCAAAAGTCCCCGGCTACAACTACTCTGCTGCGTACAAAAATCGTGGTTGGAATGGGGAGAAAGCATTTTTTTCTGCTAAAACGGGTAAATTTGGAAGTGGTCTTATTTCTCACATTGTTGAGGACCTCACGTATTTAGGGCTCGACCACACAATAGAGGATTTACGGGACGGCTCACACTCGGACGACATCTCCTTACCAGGAATAACTTTACGCGAGTACCAGGAGTCCATGGTCTTAAAAGCTTTAGAGGCTAAAGGGTGTATTATTAAAGCCCCCACGGGCGCGGGCAAGACTCTTATTCTAGGGGGTATCTTAAAAGCCCTAGAAGGACAGACTGGCTTAATCTTTTTCACAAAGAAACAGCTGCTGAAACAAACATATGATACCCTTCGCGAATGGGGGATTGATGTAGGGTTAGCTTTCGGAGACGGAGTTATCCTTAAGCCCATGACCTTGTGCACTGTTCAGTCCATCGATAAAGTTATCGACACCCATTTAAAAACTTCTGATTTTATAATATTTGATGAAGTACATGAGTTCGCAAAAGGAAAGGTAGCCACAAAAGTTATAAAGTCTTTTCCTAACGCGACTTACAGAATAGGCATGACCGCAACCGTACCTCGTGACCCTATGAGCAGACTAAACCTTATCTCAGGGTTGGGTCCAGTTATTGAAGAGGTAGATGCAAAAGGGCTGATTGAGGAAGGATTTCTTACAGAACCTTTAATTCAGATAATTCCTATGAAGGATACTGGTACTGTTGAGGATACAGAACTGTCTTACAGAGAAGTATATGAGAAATTCGTTACCGAGAATGACATGCGCAACGATATGATTGTGGAATTAGCGGAAAAAATACAAAAAAACCAGTCGAGAACTCTTATAATAGTGAAAGACCTAAAACATGCTGAGATTTTACACGAGCGTATCCCCAACTCCTTTAAATTAGAAGGGAAAGATGACCTGGCTACGCGGAAAAAAACAATTAATGCCTTCAAGGACGATAAAATGTCGGTTTTGATAGGAACAACTATTATGCAAACTGGAATTGATATCCCCGAAATTACCCACTTGATTAACGCTCGAGGGTTAAAGTCGGAAATTGCTACCTTACAAGCACTTGGGCGCGCATTACGCATACATAAATCTAAAAACCAAGTGTTTATCTACGATTTCTTCGACCGTGCGCCTTATCTGGAAAAGCACGCTAAAGAGAGAATCAAATCTTACGAATCCTTAGGACTGGAGATTACCCATGAAAAATAAAATAACAGAAACAAAAAAATTAAATGATTTTACTCCTGATGTAAAAGAAAGGCTTACTATGATTGAAGCACAAATAAAAGAGATGCGTAATAGTAAACAGGTAACAGAAGAAACGCTAAAGGAGCTCGATAATTTAATATCTGAGCTCCTTATTATGCGTTCGTTATTTGTATCCAATATAATTAATTGGACTAAACAAGGTTACTTTACTGAGTAGGTTCTGTTTCGTCGGTGGCGTCTTGCTCAACCTCGGCATCTTCTTCAGGTGCTGTGTCTACATCGTCATCCGTATCAGGCTCTAAATCAAGTTTCATATCTTTTGCGATATCGTTTATCTTTTCAAACGTATCATTAAAAGCTGCGACATCAGCCGCTTCTCTACTCGAGGCTTCCTCGGTTTCACCGTCCGCCGCAACTTCTTGCTCGGCTTCAGCTACACCTTCTTTACGAAGCTTTTTTAGGTCTTTGCCGTCAATATCACCGTCGCCGTCCTTGTCCATTTTCTTCTGCTTCTTTGAAAGACCTTTTCCACCCTTCTTCTTCTTGGCTGTTGGCTCACCCTCGTCCCCTGGAAGGTCGTTATCATTATAATCAACGTCACCCTTCTCATCGGCTTCTAGGTCACTGTCATCATCCTTCTTACGGTCCTTGGCTTTGATATCGCCTTTGTTACCGCCCCAGTCCTTATCTTTCTTGCCCTTCTTTTTTGAGCTCCCTTCACCTGGGTCACTAGACAGCTCGTCGTCATCCCCGTAGTACTGAGCTTCATCCAAGTCGTTCCTAAGGTAATCAGACAATTTCTTCATTTCGAAGTCTTCGTCAATGTCGACCACTGTAAACTTAGCTTCTTTCATCAGGCTAGACAGCATGTTGGAGATATCTAGTACTTGTACGCCACCTTTACGGGACATACATACAGAGAACTCCTTTAGCACGTCAGATAAAATACCCTCACCTGCTGCTTCACTTAGTATAGAGAATATTTCGGATTGAACTTCAGCTAAACCCTTAAAAGAAGGGACAAAACGAAGACTTTGCACGTTAACACCGTATTTCTCATTCAACGCATTAATAACTTTAGTTTTTAACGGCTTCTTAAATTCGTAAATCTTTCCTACAAACTCACGAATATCCTTTTGGGAAATCGTGCCTGGGTTAGTAATCTCGAATACGGATTCCATGACTGTTGATAAATCCACTTTATTAGAAAGGGCAATGTACGGTATATCCATGACCGCCTCTTCCAGTGCGGCTTTAACCGTCGAGTCAGTAGAGTAAATGTGAGAAGCTAACTGGGAAATCTGCCCGTTGCGTGACCACATACGAGAGAATGACTCCTTAGCTTCCATAAGCTCTTTACGGACCAACTCTTTCTCACAAACCATCTCATATAATGTCTTCTTTGTATTGCTAGGAACTACGATAAATTCATTTGCTAGACCTTCCAAAGTTAGTTTAGGCAGGTCATAAGTGTCGCCCACTACTTTGGATAGACGAAGACCTTCTATTAGTTTTCCGTTAGACTTAAGTTCGTCTGCGTTCTCTGCTAAAAATTTCTCTAGCATTGGTGTAATTTCTTCGAACTTAGCGTAAGCCTTAGTCTCTGTGATATTGTAAGTCTCTCCAAAACGCGCCATTTTCTTATAAAGCTTCTTGCGAGACTCTTCAATCTTAGCTCTCATCGTAAAGCTTTCTACGATTGCATCAAAAGAAACTTCTGCCTTATCATAACGGTCGTTAACCAGACCCGTCACGAATTTATGTACACTCCCTCGGACCTGGGCGTCTACTGCGTCGTCAGATACTACCTCATCTAGACCATTTACAGTGAAGTCTTCAAGCGTAAGTTTAGTGCCCGTCTCTTTGTAGTAACATGATATAAGATTATTAGACTCCGTTACATAAGTAACTCTACTGTTAGAGTCGTCTATGTCGTAAATAACTAAGTTTTCTCGTAGGCGACGACCTAAGTAATCACCTGCCTCGTTCAAACGAGCGAAATTTTTGTTACGATTATTGAAAAGATTTTTAAAATTCATTGTATTAGATTGGTTCTGTTTTTATATAGAGCTCTTAACCCAGCTCTTTTTGATATTTATCGTGGAGTCTCCCCCGGCTTACCCCCTAAACCACCCGGTCCCTGTCTCTTATACACATCTCCGAGCCCACGAGACGGACTCCTATCTCGTATGCCGT